CATTTTATTTACTGCCAGAGCCGCTTAGGCTAGGCTAATTTTTAACGAACTATTGAACAGAATTATTGAAAAGATAAATTATAGAGTCGTATCGTGCATGAACTCATCGTATGTATGATAGTTTATGGCTTTAACATAGTTACTGCCAATTGTTTTAGTTGTAAATCCGCCTTTGATAATATATGTGTCGAAAATAGAACCATAATCTTCATAAATATATAGTACTCCATTATCAGTTGGTATAATTTCATCAACATTTACTTTATAACTTTCATCCGCCTTAGCAATAATATCAGCAGCATAAAATATCCCATTCATTATTACAACATTTCCATCTATATACTTTCTCTTATTCATATCAACATTGTTTAATATGTAAAAATAATAAAATCCCCGACCGCTCAAATATGCAGCCGGGGAAACTTGTCAACGACAAGTAAAACTTCTACGTCGCTAATATACTACTTTTTCCGTGACTTATATAACAACCATCCGATAATTATCAATGCTGCCGCGATTATTATCCCGAACGCCCATCCACCCAGCTCCAGCTTGATTTGTTGCCAGCGGCTGAGTTCCTTTTCAACGGGATACGGCTCACGGATGGTATCTGTCTGGTTGAAGTACATGGTATCGCGTACTATCTTGTCTCTATATATGTACTTATACTTCTCCATCCATACGGTATCTCCTTTTTCACGTATGTAAATGCTGTCATGCTGGTATATGCTGTCACGCTGTACCTGGTTTATATAGATGCTGTCTGTCCTGACGGTCTCTATAGGGACGTACTTCCCACTTCGGCACGAACACAAAGTAGTTACCAGAATAATACAATAAATCCATTTCATACTTGCAATATTACTTTCCACATTATTATATATGCTTGCAACACTATTCGCTAATGTTGCAAGCAGCATTCACCCTACCATTTTCGTGACCTCACGAAAATGATCCTAGAGCTATCAGTCGGCCACATCATACGCCTAAGTACTCGCATATACCTTGTACATGCAATTCGACAATCGCTTTTTTCCCTTCTTCAGAAAGTAAGTAGTCCACATCCTCCTTGTTGTCCTGGAACAGGTTTTCCGTAAGAACCGCCGGACACTTCGTGTGCTTCAGCATGTAGAGATGGCCTTCCTTATCCGGATCACCATCGCTCTCGTCCTTTCGGATCTTGAAGCCGACCCGTTCAGCAGCATTATATAGGCAGGTCGCCAGCTTGTCGGCCTTTGTCTTGCCAACAGATGTCCACGCCTCCCAGCCTCGTGCACTCATCCACTCCGCTCCACTTCCTGCAGCATTGCAATGGATGGAAATCAAAATAGCCTCACTAGCCTTGTATTCATTCACTCGCTTGCATCGTTCAGCCAGTGGAACATCTACTTCTTCTCGCACAATGCGCTCGGCATCGAGACCATGCTTGCGAAGTTCATTCACAAGGCGTTCTGCAATCTCACGGGTGTAGGCGTATTCCAGCAAGCGGCCGTCGGGCGAACGCTTCCCGGCGGTGTTGCTTCCGTGGCCATTATCAATCAGTATTTTCATAATCCATTTCTTTTAGTTAATTTTGCAGCACATTGCTCTTCACTTCATGACTTGAGGGGCATGCTTCCAAGCAGGGGCTGTCCGCAGGGATAGTCCCTTTTCATTTCGTCTCATCCTTCGTCACTTCCTCGATAATCTCACCGGCCGTATTATATTTCTTCTTTATATATCCAACAAGCAGCCGTTTGATACTTACTTTGTTCTTGATACCGTGGATGACGCAGATATGCTCCATGATAGAGTCGAACTCAAACACGATGGCCAGCCCAAGACCGCACATGGCCGAAACGGTATAGCTGCATATACCAACCGGTTGCAGGATCGCAAGTCCTAACATGAATCCAAGAACCAGGTACGAATTGTACTCGATAAACTTACACATCGTTCTTCGTCCTGCCCGGCTGAACCGGAAATCTTCACCTCGCTTCACCACGCTGTCAATGATACCAAGAACGAAGTCTGCGATGATCATCACGATGATGAACACCAGCATCCAGCGAAGTTCGAATACAACACCCTTGATCTCTCCGATAAAAGAGTAAGCCCCGGCAACTGCCAGCTGCGGGGCTATGGTGTGCAGCAGCTTCTCCATTACTCATTCTTCACTTTGCCACCGAACAATTTGGCCAGCCATTCGCTTGTTACAACGGATACAATTCCTGTCGATGCCAATGCGACAAACAATGCGTCAATCACCACGATCCAAATACTTGCATCCGACGGAGGAAAGCCAAGATTCATCCACCAGGAGAAAAAGGTTACAACTACACCGACAACTGCCGTCACCCAGCATGTCACCCAGCGGTTCATCGGGTTCTGAAGCTTCGAAGCGATGAAGCCGACCACAGCAGGAACTACGATCGTAACAAGTCCTGTAAAACTGGCAAATCCGGTCAGGAAGTCTGGAACAGAAGGTTCTACACTTACGGCATCAGCCGCGAAAACACTCACTACACACATCAGAAGTGCGGCACACATGAAAATCAGTCTTTTCATAACAAACATGCGATTACCTATACATCGCGAGGTTCTATGCTTCCTGGTGTGGAAGCTGGTTATTCTACAATCCGAGTAATTTTTTCGCATTATATAAACTTGCAAACATACCATATGTATGTTTTTTAGTGCCAATGCAAAAATCTACAACTTTACAGTTTTCAACCTCTGCCCTATCTGCATTTGGTATCAAGTCGTTAAATGCAAAATTTGCTACATTGGGTGACTCAGCCGATACATTCTTATATACTTTTACAAGTTTACCATTGAGAAATATGTATAACATTTCATCTTCAACAAATACTTCCCATAGATTCTTCTTTCCCGCATACTCTGGATTTGCTTCTATATCTGAATATAATTCAACTATTGTTGTTTCGCTATATTCATAGTTCCATCTTGGACTACCATCTTCAGCTTTATCGTAGTCTCCCAACTGAATTGAAAAAGCACTGTTGTTTGATATATTTGGCAATAGTATATGCAATATTCTTCTATGAAATTGTGTTGTTACACCGTCGCGAGATTTTTCGTCAACTATAATCAAAACTCCGTCTCCTGATGTCTCTTCTACTCCTTTTGATATTATTGTTGCCGCGCAATATGAACATCTTTTTTTCATTTTTAGAGTCAAATAGAACACGCCACTTTCTAAATCTGCTCCATCAATATATCCGCCATCTTTAACTATAATTTCTGGCATTCCTCCAGCAAATAGAGTATCTGCTTTCCCTAAATCATAGCTTTTACCAGTTTGATTTTCGCCAACAGTTTTATCTTCAAATGTATAATATGCACCGTCATCGTACTGATTGTAAACAACACTTAGGTCATCTATTTTTTTATTGACTTCAATAATGTTATTATAATTATCCTTAATTGCTTCGCTAACAATTTTTTGATACTTATCAGCCAAATAGCATTTCCCAATAATACTTGTATAGTAGCACCTAACTGTCATATACGCGCATTCGTCAGGCAAATTGATATATCCTTGTAATTCTACTACTGATTCGTTTATTATTTCAGTATCATCCGATTTATAGAATCTAATTGTTGCTGTACCTCCATCTTCTCCAGAAGACGTTTTAAAAGAGCATTTCTCAAAGAAAAAAGATTTTACTTCGGCGTATTCAAATCTATAAGTTCTATATCCGCTTGCTGATTCATAAGTCGGTATTACAATATTATATATTGAATAATTATTTAGTATGACCGAATTATCACCTTCTACTTTTTCTTTTAAGGCTATTAATTCTTCTGCTATTTTAATAATTTCAGTATTGGCAGAATACACAACGGGCATATCTGCTGTATAATATACCTTTATATTAAGTTTTACAGCTCCTTCTGGTTTATACAAATTGCCACCCTCGTATATCTTATCAGCATTGATTGAATCACCTACATTGCTATCGTTTGAATCTGTGTAATATATTGATATACTACCTGGAGCAGTAAATCTATCTATTATAATAGCCTCCGTTAATGACACGTCAAAAGAATAAATTCTATTACCTCCACTAACAGATTGCCGAGTTCTTTCTAATTCCTTTACTTTAATAAAATTAGTATATTCCTTATCTAATTTACCGTCTAATTTTATCTGTGTATTATCATTAATTTCTTTTTCAAATTCTGATATGGATAACGGGTTGACAATTATATATACGCTATCTGTAGGATTCGTTAAACTGAAATTAGATATGCCGACTTTACTTGCTCCTTCTGGTATATCTATAATACTAGGGCTTTCATTATAATTATTGAACACACTTATGACATCACCATTTACGTCAAAAAACACACAATATAATGGCGCTATAGACCGAGCATTAGTAATCAAAGTTTTATCCTCTCCTGATAACTCAACATCTGTATGATTCTGTCCACTTGCTATTGTTCCATCACTAGCGTAATATCCTGATTCCCATACAATATTTTTTACAACCTTGTTTTTATCTGATAAAAATAGGTCCAACGATTTTTGAGCATCATCGACCGATTTTTGTGCGTCTTTAATAGATTGAGTTAATGATGTTATGCTATTCCCTATTACCAAATCTGTACCATTCCATGTATATATGTCATCATTCCATAAGTATATTGCACCTTCTATGAATGATACAGTTTCAACTCTTCCGTCATCAGATACTTTTTTAAAAAGTCTTTTTTGCGAAGTTGAATAACCTATTTGTCCAACTTCAAGTAATCCTCCAACAGCTGAACTAAAAGCATATAGTTTTATAGATTTATTTTTTAATTCATTTGTTTCTTCCGTTACAGTTTTCTTCGTATTCGGGTTGACTATCGCATCTGTTGTAGAACATGGGTATATAACTACTCCATTTCTCATAAGTTTATATTTCTTTGCCATATCTTATTTAGTCAATTTACTCGTTGAAAAAATCTTCGTATTCTGTATCTCCTACCTTAGTAGCTGTTATCAGACTATCTTTTAGCTCATTCGCAGCTTTACTTGCAAGCTCCGTTTTTTGTTCTTCAGTCATATCACCCCAAGTCAAACTCTTACCGGGTTCTCCTTGCATATAGTGTGGAGGTACCTGTACCTCAACCTCGCACCAATCCGTCTTTCCTGTTGTCAGAATAACGCCAGTGTCTTCCTTACTGACAAGGTCGCAGATTCTATCACGGTAGTCTTGATCGGTAAGGTAGTAACGACGTGTGACGCGCAAGATTCCAGGAGGGAGCCCGTGATTGTCAAAGATAACCATCAGCCGGCCATCATCGAGCATGCGGCAGTTGGTGTACACACCTTCAATGTAGCTCGCCTTGTAACTTCTACCAAAGGTCGTGCTGTACTCTAATTCAAAAGGAGCCGTATGTAATTCTCCATTTTCGAACAGCTTGAAGTCTGATTTATAATTTATCTGTTTCATTTTACAAAATGGTTGTAACGTCAGTAATCTCTTCGGCCGTCAAGTAGTCAGCCAAGTTCACTTCATCTCCACCGCCTGTTTGCCCGGTAGCCGTCCAAGTACCCGCTGTCTTGCATTGGTAAATCGGACCAGGTATAGTGCTTCCAACAACAGCCCAGTCTCCCACCTGCGGCGATGGATGAGTCGCTTTCAGATCGGACAGTGTTGAGAATAGACCTTTATTCTTCGAAGTGGAGTACTTTGCCTTATCAACCTCTGTTGCAATCTTGCTGAAATTCTCGTTCAGCCTTGATGCCATATTCCCCCAGTTATCGGTATTGTTTATCGTATTCAGTTCCATAGTCATCCGCAATAAAAAACATTCCACACCATCCCGTCTGAGATAAGCATGATAGCAATAGTTTCAGTTAATTCATAGGTATCTGACGGCTCCCAATCTTTTGCATTCAGGTACTTCCCTCCGGAAAACAGTACACTACCGCTTGTCAGCTTTATATAATACTTCTTTCCCGGATATTTCGAAGGTTCAGGCATGTAAGCCGTGATACCCGCTGTTGGCGTAAACCTCAAAAACTCGTCAGTAGGCTGTACATAAGTAGCTTCGCTTATCACTCTCACTGCTGGCGTGGCGAGATACTGCGCTGCTGTATCTTGCCCCGTGCCAGAATCATTTTGCCTGAAGAATTCAATGCCCAGTGGTGTAAGGACGCCCTGCTCAAAATCCCCATTGGAATGCTCATTTCTTGCTATCACGTTAGTTCCATAAACACTTACTGACTGTATGTCTCCACTTTTATTTTTTCGGGTTAGGGTCAGTTCCGGATAGCTTCCGTATTCGCTGGATTCTCGAAAACACAGCTTACAAACTTCAGTGTCACTGCTGTCGTACATTGCAAGGCTGTTTGTTGTAGGGTCTATCACGATTCTATTCCCGTTGGCAAACGTTTCTACCTTCCCACGGAAGAAGCCTCCCAATGCGTAGATATATCCTCTAACAATTACATCGTTCAATATAGCTCGTCCCCCGTGTGTGATAACCACTTTCGTCATATTCACTAGTTCTTCATCCGTTGGCTGGTACATCGGGTTTTCTTTGTACTTCATCACTGTGTAGATAGCCTGCTCTAATGATCCTCCGCCAAAAGCAAACACGTCGTCATCGTCATTGTAGATGCCAGATATACCTGCAGTAACTTTTTGTAGAATTCCGTCTTTATAGTTACCGACTAACACCATATTAGCCAGAATCAGGCCACCCAATATATCTACACTACCATTCTTTATCGCATCTGTAAGATACTTCAATGTTTGAAATTCTGCGAGCCATTTCTCGTTGTCTTGTGGTGAGGGATTCCAACCAGTAGCTACTGTGCCTCTCTCCAATTGTGGCATACACAACGTAGCGGATGTTCCTGATATGCTAAAAGTAGGTGTACCTTGAAATGTAAACTTATAAATATATGTTTTGTATGAAGATGTCAAATCTTGTGTCGTACTGAAATTACCGCAGGTAATAGTTACAGATACACCTTTAGCCTTGTAACTTAATACATATTGCTCACCAATAATCATCCCAGCAATCGCCTGCTCTATACTACCCAATACAACAGACCTACCTGATGCAGATTCTGTATCATCTTTTACGGTAGCATTTCCAGTCCAATGCTTCAACGCGTCACTGTACATTTCTTTGTTTTCTGTGAGCTGCGTACCTGTTTGCAAGTTTTCTGATTTATAATCTCCGGTAAATCCACTATTCAATAACAGATTTAGCCCTCCAACCTGTATATCGCCAATTACATCGTCAACATATGTTTTAGCTTTATCGGCAATAGTTTTTAATAGGCTTGTTCTTGACTCATAAAATGCTGACTGAGAAGTTGCAAAAGTCTCTTTTACTTCAATATTCTCGGGTGTATCAGCACAATGATATTCAAGTTCTGATTTATATTTCTCCCAAGCTGAAGTATACGCCGTTGTATCAACACTGTACTTCTGTGCCTCTGCTATATTAGCCTCAAACTCGGCCTGTAAGTTAGACAGTTCCTGCTTTAGCGTGAGTTTCTCAGTCGGGGAGATGACACCATCACTAGCCCATTCGTCTAACCTGTCCTGGGCATCGGCGGCCACCTGAGCAGCTCCATCAGCCAGTTCTGCGGCATTGTCGGCAGCTTCCATCGCGTCAGAGGCGAGGTCTGCTGCCTGCTGGATTTCTTCAGGCAGGCCGTCCATGTTTTCCCATCCGGTAGAACCTTGTCCGATATGAAAGCGACCGGACAGCTCATTATTTCCAGGCTTTAGCTGTGTTTCCGGTGCAGGTAAACTGAAGGTATTGATTCCTACAAACTGGCGGTAATAAGGAGCATCTGATCCAGCTCCAGCATCTATCACGGCTACCTGTCTATCCGGTTCGTCCGTACCCTGATAGCCAAGCAGTACAATCTCGTCTCCGGATATCGGTGCATCACTCTGTTCGGCGCAGACAGTCTTACTTAGGTCAATATAGTTTGTTCCGACGGCTGTAACCAGTCGCCACAAGAAGTGATTACCTGTATTTCCGTCGGCCTGCTTCACTAGATTGAATGTGTTGACATACGCCTGGTCGTTTACGCGGAAGTCGTTGGTCACTTCGTTACCGTCGTCGTCGGTGACATTCATATAGCATCTGTAGACATCCTCAAGCTCTTCCACGCGCACGCACTTCATGGATGCTGCCGACTTGATCTGTTCACCACCGATGTGATAGGCTTTCTGAATCTCGACTGTAGTGGCAGTAAATTTCAGACGTACATCAAGGTAGTCTGTTTCAATGTGCCAGTTACCGGTATCATCCTGATATACGCCTACACCCTTTACTCCTTTCTCGAATTCCCCAGCTTGCAACCCGGCCAGGAACTTGACAATATACTCAGTCTCGTCTTCTTTGTCTTTACGTATAAAGTATTTTGCGAGTTTTTCAACATTAACTTCGCCCAAAAGTTTCAGCACTTCTTCGAAATTCGCCTTGATGCGTTCGAAGTTACGCTGCCACTTGAGGCGGACATCACGACCTGTATCATTCGCCCCATTCCACGGTACTATGTTCTCAAATTCATTGTCCATTACTTCAGCTCCAGTTCTTCGTTGTTGAATGTCAGGAGAAGCGGCTGCCAGCAGCTGCCATTCTCAAGCGTGTCAAGGTTGATGTAGTTCAGCATGTAGTCGCTGAACCGGTTGTGCTCCTTACGGCTCTGCTTGCGCAGGCGAGCGTGTCGAACCTGCACAATCCCCTCGCTCTTCTTCCGGTCGTAGCTGTAGCTCATGAACGAGAAGGAGAACGATTGCCCCTCTTCGGAGAGGCGGCGCATCTTGTCTATTGCAGTGAATACATCCATGGCGCAAAAGTATATGGGGGCATGCGTTTAAAAAAGGACATCATCGGCTGACATTACGTTCGAGCGTCTCCACCCGCTTGATACCGTCGCGAACCTTGCGTGGATCGACTACCAGCTCCTTGTTGCAGAGGACAGCCAGCAGGCGGTTGTTCTCCTGCAGGAGTGCAATAACCTGCAGTCGCTGTTCCGGAGTCATCTGCCCCAGTTCTGCGGAGAATGTGGCAGATGGACGTGTTGGATTGTCATAGGTATATCCGCCGAAGTAACGACCACTGCGGGTGCGAACTTGTTCCAGGATCTGCGTCGTGTTGAGCATGCGGATGGTCCCATTCTTCTGCGCCACGTCAAACACATCGAGGAACTGCTTTACTGAAGGATTAGCCACAGCTTCGTGGTTGGCCACAAACTCATTTTTGTGCACAGGGATTACGCCAGCAACGTCGTCTGGATTACCTTTGCGGGTATAACCATCTACGTATTCGTCGGAGTAACCGCCGGACTTGAGTCCTTTGGCTTCGTCACGCTGTTGTTTGGCAACTACCACTTGTGCAGCGCCTTGAGCTGCAGCAAGCCCTGCATATATAGGCCCCAATATTGGACCAAGTTCTGCCCATGCACGCATAACAGACACTGCTGTGTCGGATATGATTTGCAGGATATTCGCTGCGAATTGTTTATCTGCATACCTTTTCTTAATTCCGCTAATAGCAGCCTCTTTTTCTTCTTCAAGTTTTGTGGTATCCTTGCCTGCGGCTTTAGCCGATTCTATCTGTTTGTCATAGCGCCTTTCTACTTGACTGATTTCCTTGTCCTGAAGAGCTTGTATGAGTTGACTCGCAGAAGAGGCGGCTTGAGATACGAATCCAAAAGCAGATTGGGCCATTTGTGACCGTTTATCTTCGTGTTCTTGTGTAAGTCTGGTTTTCCATTCCTGATACTCTTCGTAACTAATCTTGTCTGCATCATACATTGCCTGCAGGAGATTCAGCTGTTGGTCAAGGTCGTCTGTGTTAGCGATTACACCAAATCCGCTTTCACGATCTTTTTTCTTATTATCTTTCTTGATCTTCAGTTCGTTGTCTTGTATCTGTTTATCAATGGCTGACACATCTTCTCCGTATGCTACAAGCATCTCTTTGCGCTGCTGCAGGTAATCTGCCTCCAGTTCTTTGAGGCGCTCCTGGTAGTCGGCCTCTTTGTGAATGTCACCGTCAAGATAGGCTTGTTTAATGTCGCTCACCTGCTTCTGATAATCAGCCTCTAACGAAGCCAACAAATCGGATTTCCAACTTTTGTCAACCTTCTGAGTTTCTTCGTACAGCCGACTTGCTTCGGATATCATCTTATCATAAATCTGCCCCTGTATCTCACTGCTGTCTTTCCCGAATTGTTCCAACAACAACTTACGAGAGGCCAAATACTTCACTTCCGCATCATAGAGTGCTTTGTTGTACTGGTCTTCGGTTAACCGTTGGTTCAGGTATTTCTCCTTGAGCAGGTTCAGTTCGTTTTGGTAACGAGACTTGAGGGCTGCTTCGGCATCTTTTTGTTCCGTTGGTACGGTGACATTGGTCGGATTATTGCTGTCAGGAACCATGTCAATAATCTTTTGCAGCTCCTTTTTCTGCTCAATATATCCGGCGATGACCGATATCCGCTCGCGCAAATCATGTTCAAGTCCACTCATATAGACTTTACGCAAAATTTCATTGTCACCAGCCAATTTCAGCAGGCTCTGTTTCTCCGCTTCGTACCATTGTTTGTTCGTGATCATACCCTGTGTTATCAGGTCATCGAGTTCTTCTATGCCCTTTTGTGCGTCGGCCTTCATCTGCTGCTTCTGCTGGTTTGTCAAGAACTGAAAGTTATCGGCAGATAACTTAGTCTTGGATATTAAGTCCATCGTTTCCTTAGTTCTGTCAAGCTCGTTGTTCATCGAACCAAGTGAGGTGGTGGCTTCATCAGTCTTGTCTTTGAAAATGGCGAAATAGGATATCAAGCTGGCTACTCCGGCTAACGCCAAACCCCAGGGACTCATCTTCAGTGCCTTGTTAAATAGCGTCGTTGCTACGGTTGCCGTTTTAGTAGCCACCGTATGCCGGTTGGTCCATAAGGTAACGGCCTTGAGGTATAGCGTGTAGGTAACGACAGCTGCACCGGCAGTGAGGATTTCGCTCTTGTAATCGACCATGATGGATACAACCTGCTTCAGACCTTTCACCGTCAGACTACCAGTCGTCACCATGTACTTCATCACCGGCAAAAGCTGTTCGCCAAGTTCTACACGAACGTCCTTGAAATGTTTCTTCGCTTTGTCAAGTCCGGCCTGTACGGTATTGTTTTGTACACCAAATTCATTGACAATACTAGTACCATCGATGAATGCCTCGTTCGCATTCTCCTGTTCTCGGCGAACCTGGTCGATGTTTCCGGCCAGTGCGGAAATGACTCCGGCGGCTTCTGCTCCAGAAAGTTTCATTTCCTTCAAGATGGGTGACATCTGTGCCATGCCTCCCATCTTGCCCAGCGTACCCAAGAACTGAAGCAGGGCTTCGTTGACATCGGTATTCACGAGGTTCACGAATTCCTGCACGTCCATGCCTGCCAACTTGGCATACTTGGCCGGTTCCTGATAGATTTTGAGGATTAGACTTTGTAGGGCGGTGCTGGCCATCTCGCTGCGCAGCATGTTCTGGTCGAGGGCGGAAGCGAAGCCCATAACATCGGTCACGGCCAGGTCGGCCTGTTTGGCCACACCTCCCATGCGAGCCGTGAACTCCACCAAGTACGGCTCGGAGGCCGAAGAACTCTGAGCGACCTGGTTCACGGCTGAACCGATGGCCAGCATATCTTCTTTCAGCGTGCGGCTTCCGTCACCGAACATCTGCGACAGCTTGCCGATATTCTTCACGGCATCTTCGCCAAGGTCTTCGCCCAGTGCGACGTTGATCATGTCGGCTGCTTCGACAAACTCCAGTACCTGGTCGCGGCTGCTGATGCCCAGCTTGCCCGCCTCTCCGGCCAGACGGTTCAGTTCTTCGCGCGGCGTGCGGGTGTCCATCTGCTTGAATGACTCATTCAAAGCCTCGGTCTCTTCTTTTGTCATGCCGGTATATTTGATGACCTGGCTCTGTGCCTCCTCCATTTGCGCATATTCATCGACACACTTGCGAGCAGTCAAGGCTACGCCGGTCAGTGAAGCGATGACCGACGCGCCGATGGTTGCATAGCGATTAAAGCCATCGGCCAGTTTGGATACAGAAAACCGAGTATCGCGTGCTTGTACTTCAAGCTCTTTCATCCGATTTTTAGTTAGCAGGTAATCTTCACGGAGTTCTCTCCATTTTTCTGTACCAGGAATGGCATTATTCATTTCCCTGCGAAGTTGATTTGCACCTTTTCTAAGTTCCGTGTAGGTCAATCCTGTAAGACCTGCTTCTTTTCGCAACAGTCGATATGACTCATTCATACCATCCAAAGCCTTTTTCTTGGCTTTGTATTCATCTGTTTCCGACTGACCATCTGTCTCAAGTTTCTTCAATTCAGCTCTAAGTTTAGAGATGCTATCCTTCAGTTCAGTAAGCCTGTTCTTAGCTTCCGAATTATCTATACGGATAGCCATCCTGAAATCACTGATACTTATTGCCATAGTTTATTTTTTTTGCAAAAGTAGGTGCAGCCGGATGCAGAGAAAAGGACATATCTATTCGTCGAGCCATCGCCCGTTGTCGAGCCATACGCCTCCATCACGCCACTTACCATCCGAAAGGATCCATCGGGCATCTGCCTCGGTGTCGCTGATATTGATGCGACAGAAAATCCCCTTCCAAGAGCCTTTTCGCCCGTTGGCATCCAACGTGTACTCCATCTCCTTGCAAACGTAACGGCGGTTGGCAATCTCAAAAATCATGCGCGGATCATATACATTCGGGTCATAGCTTTCGATGGTGATTTCACGGCGGTAGTCGATGTCGTAACTGCCCTGGTAGCAGAGTTCGTCGAGCTTCTGCAGGCGTAATGAAGCCCCTACGGTGTTGGTCTTGTAATATCGGCGGCGTTGTTCGGTACCGCTGACCGGCAGGATGGCGTATTCGTCAATGTAGGGTACCGGATACCGAACACGTTCTGCAGCAACAACACTGCTACCTGAACCTTTGTATTCTATCTTCATATCGCCTGTGTAGAAAGCAAGAGCCATCGTATTTTTCGATGTAGAATTATCTTCAGTCTCTGTCACCCCATTCTCGATCATATCAACCAGCGACATCTCATTTTCATTTTCGGATGAAGAGTTAGCATCGTCTGGTGAAGGTATCCACACGGTGTAAGAATATACAACAGATCCGGAAGCATACTTGTATGTCTGCGTCTGAACCAAGCTGGCCGGCACAATTTCAGCAGTCACTTCTCCTACTGGTTCGTCACGCTTTAATCCGGCGAACTGATCCACCATGACATACACCGGCCATTTGCTTATTTCCTCGAACACGTTTCCCATGTACAGATACTTCCTTCCTGTTGCTGCATCTGTATAAATGGTGTCCGTTCGAGCGTGCTCTTCTTCGCGAAACCAACGAGAGATTCGATCGATATCCGTAGCCTCGTATTCTACCGGGATGGTGTCATATTTGGCTGCCTGGCAGATAGCATCGTTCAGGCAGGCATATTTCCAAAAATTGTCGCTACCCAAATTATAAGCCACGTCGCTGGAAGCAGCATCTTCCACGTCCGGTTCTTCCTCCACTTCGGCTTCGTACTCATCCTTTACCTGCAGCACATGAAGCGTGGTGACACCTGAGAAAAACTCATTGCGAAACAGCAGACGCACACTCCGGGTACGTGCGTCAATGACGAAAACCATGTTAAAGGTGATTTCAATTTGCTCCAGAAAATCGAGTACAGACCATCCGGGAAGCATTTCGCTCCATTTGTACGTATGTTGGGTATGGCACAGGTACAGGTCCTTGAATACCGTACCTTCAAGACTGTTCTCGGTCAACGTATATCCAAGCCCCCGCAGCAACTCACGAATATAAGCGCACAGATAAGGTTGAGGAATATAAACGCCATCAACTATCCATTGCGGAGCTTCATCCGTATTATGAAAGAAATTCCACTGATTCAGCACACGATTCTCCGTGTCGCTGTACACGGGCGCCAGGTTGTATTCTGTATCCGGATAGATCTTTTCGTTCGGGCTGTAGTCACCCGTGGCCGGTACCGTTTCTTTCATCTCCAGTGAAGATATCATCCGGTCGCCTCCGATGACGTAGTTCAGCTCAGAGTTACCGCTGGCTATCTGGATGGATACGGTGTCGTCCGTCCAGGCTGTGATGACTTCGGTACCGTTGCAATACACGCGGTTGTCTGCGATCAGTACCGCCGACCGCTCGCTCCGCACCTCGGTGACTGATGTCAACCGGTTCAGGTGTTCGTAGAGCGACGCATTGGTCGGATTGCTGAGTTGCAGTGTGATGTCGTAGGTGTATTCACCATTTTTGGTGAACAGCGGGTTCTCTCGCTTCACCGACACGCTGAAGTCCTTTGGAAGTACGGCATGGGTGCCGTCGATAATCAATTCGGTCACGTAGATAATGGTTAATGGTTAATGATAAATAGTCAGTCGAAGTCTTCGATGTCCAGGCCGATGCTCAAGCCGTTCCAGCCTCCATAAATGTCATATTCCCATTCGGTAAGCAGGTCGTTGCCGGAGCGTAATTCGCCGCAAAAGGCATCCATCTCCAGTAGGGAGTCTCGCAATATCCGCATCATGCGCTGGATACGTGCATAGTGCTGCAGCTCCGCTTCATCGGTCTGATGACCGCTCGGAACCTTTTCCAACAGGAAAATCAGTACCTTGTTCCGGTCGCTGTGGTTGTCGAAGGATCCGTTCATCTGTGCGTCCGGGTAGTTGGCACAAAGCTGGATTCCTATGCGGTCCTTCAGTTTCTTCACCATGTGTCCCTCACGCACCGCCATCACGATGCCCTCTATCTGTTCTTCACTTTTTCGGTTCACCCGTTCTCGAAGTTCGGCCAGCATTTCACGGTATTGTACAATGTCTATCATACGTCCATCAGATTACTTTGTGTGTCATCCGCCAGCCGGAAGCTGAACTCCACCGTCTTCAGGGTGGAGCGGCGGAAGTCACGATCATACTTCATGTTGGTTATCACTATCGGCAGCCAGTTTTCGCCAGCCTTGACCTGCACTTCCTGGGCGTGCAGCATGTCACGCCACAGGCGGTAGTCGCTCTGCAGGAGGATGACGCCGCTGTTGGCCGTATATTCGTCGGTCACTTTGACACCGAATTTTCGTTCCACGCCCCACATCAGCGCCGTATCGCTTTCGTCGGCAGCCGATACGGTCAGGCCGCCCGTAGCAGTCAGTACCTCCGGCATGTCGTAGACGTTCTTGAATCGAAACTGCCACAACTGTCCATAGTTTGTCGGATCCACAAGAAACTCCAGTGTTCCGCCATTGAAGTGGACCTTGTAGCTTTGCAGAGCATCTGCCCCAAGCAGACTGCACACGCGGCTATAGCCGGCGTCCACCGTCAGCATGGAAGATTCACCGCCAGATACCAGCATCGTCCGGCTTTTCTCGTCGCCAAGCGTGTCGATGCCTGTCAGGATGTATCCACCCGCTGTCCGGTCACCACTGGCGTATTCCACCACACCCGCATGTGTCACCTTCCGGTTCACTTCGCTCAGCAGGGCCGGCGTGTCCGCCGCTTTAGTGGTCTGCATCCGGCTGTACATTACGAAGCTTTGCGCGTCCTGTATACCGTCAATCAAGAAAATGAAGGAGCCCGCTGCCGTAGTCTGCAGGGTGTGTTCGCCGTCAGGCCACACGCCCCATAAGGCCATGGCACAAAATTTACCCAAGCGGCGAATACGTACCTGGTTGTTGCCGTCCGGCACGTAGTCTTCGTCGAGGATGGTACGCCCTCCGTATTGCACGGAGAAGCGGATGGTGACATCGGTATCGATAATGTAGTCCTGCATAGTGGCACAGAACTCATATTCTCTAGGTCGTTGTAGAACGTTCATAGGCGTATGTATTTATTACGTCGGTCGTTTTCAGGAAGCAGCGGGTAGTCGGGTGCGAAGCCGTCTCGTGCCCGCTTCATTTCGTCAAGCCAGTGTTCGCCGTCGCCTGCCATCCATGCAGCGGTTCGAGCCACGTCGTCCAGCGACGGAACCTGGCTGCCCTTCATGCCGTTCTCGGCCAGATAGCCCCGGACTACGCCCATCGGGAAAACCCGGAGGGGCAGACGACGCAAGGCGGTAGACATGGCCAGTAAAGCTACGGCCATCGAGGCGGCATAGTGTGCTTCGGTTTCGTTGCCTTTCTCTCCCAGCAGCTCCGCCCATTTCTCTCCGTAAGCACGACTCACGGTGCGCGTCTGCACCTCGCGGATAAAAGGCACCAGCATCAGGTAGAGGCGTTCGCTACCCTCTGTCGGGAAGTAACGGTTCAGATCCCGACCGTTTCGGATAATCAGTTTCTGCGTCTCGACATAAGTGGCACTCTCTGTCCACTCTTTCAGGTTAGTTTTATTCAAGTAGCGAATGAGTGCGTCCACCGCCCGGTAGTATTCCTCAAGATGCATGGCGTCGTCACGGTCGAGCTGCCACTCCCATGGCAGTTTGTCGGTACCGTCGGTCGAAACCTTAAACTTGCGGCCGTCATCTTCGTGACTCAAATCGTTCTTGCGGTAGAGACGCAAAGTAGCCAGGATGGCGATGGGGCGCTGCACCTTCTTCAGCAATTCAGCATTGTTTCCAATGGCTGCCTGTTCCATCACTTTCTCACCCACCAGTTCAGTCAGCTCTTCGGTCGCCTGTTCGATGTCGCCTACCACCTTGGAAAAATCGTTGTTGGCGTAGTAGTTGCCCGTCAGTTGGCGGAGTTCTTCGCTTGAATTAATCAGTAGTTCCATATCGGTATAATTAGCGGTTATCAATTCTTTTTTATTCTCTCCTGCAGGCGGTCTGCCTGGTGTTTGTCATCGAGCAGTTTCAGCATCACACGCAGCAGCGGCGTGTTGTCGGTGTCGGTGGCAGTACCGAACACGCCGCTCGAAGCCACGCTGTAAAGGATGCTGTTCAGCCCCAACCCTTCAGCAGGCTTCCCTACCGTGCGCTTCGTCCGGTCAAAAACTGGTGCAAAGCACACCTCTTGCCCGTCAATCAGGAAAGTACCTGTATATAGATACTGACAGAAGTAGGCAAACCAGGCATAGATGCCCCATCTTAGATAGGGCTGCAGGATGCTGGCACGCGTCATCAGTACCGGAAGGCGGTCTGTATCGAACGGTACCCGCCGGAACACGCCCTTCTGCTTCTTGGCCGGGCGATAGAGTACGGCACATAGTGCCAGCAGGTCGGTATCCTCGTGCGACTGATCATAAAGATTCATGGCAGCCGTAGCTGCTCGGAACTCACCGAACGTCAGGTCGGATCCGTGGCTGGCCGGACCCATGAGTCCAGCTACCTGAGGCAGCAGGTTTACCGTGCTGTCGTAGGTAAGAGACACCCAGATTCGTTCACCTTCTTGTTCAGACCGCCACATCCAGTCCAGCGTGCCGGCCAACTGGCGCACCAACAGCCAGAAGTCGGGGTTGTTCTTCTTCAGCCCTCTGTTCTGAAGGACGAAGGCACACCAGTCGCGCCGGATATCGTCGAGGGTGATGCCCTTGCGTTCCATCAGCTGCTGACGCAGCCACAGCAAGTGAATCCACTCTTTGCTGTCCACTTCTTCCCAGCATTCCGGGAAGTCCAAACGTTCAGCCTCCCGTCTGCCTATATATTCTTTAAAACTCTTCATTCCCAATTCTCAATTATCCATTTTCAATTCTCAATTCTCAAATATTATTTGTTGTCCGGTTGCTGGCACTCACATTATCCTCCTTGTTGATGGCTTTTCGGTAGAATCCCAGGAAAATACCCTTCTTCTGCGGGAAGTTGATGCGGATGGCGTCGTTGATGGCCTCCAGCACGATGTCCTCGGCTATCTGTGTGTCGGCACCGTAGAAAATTTTCAGGGCATAGAGCATCTGGCTGCCGCTGTCACTCTTACCGTCGATGATGATATTGGCCAGGGCGGGCGATAGACCGAAGCCACTGGTCGTGGAGCTGTCGGCAATGCGTGAAATCTTGGCCTGTGCTTCGATGTACTTATCGATGTTCATTTCGATGGGCTCTACTTTCCAGCTCTGTTCTTTACCATTGGAGTCGATGAAGTCCACACAGGTGAAGAACTTGCCGGCATTTTCCCGCCCGGCCATCACGTCGGCGATGGTATTCACCAGCTGATCTTTGAGCTTCTCCATCTCTTTGGCCAACTGATCATCTGTCCATTCATCGTGCATGGACCTCAGCATGGCTTGCTTGTCTTCCCAGTACTGCTGCGGCGTATGCACCATGTAGGCCGCCGCTATCATGTTTTCGTTCAGATGACGGATGATCTCCGGCAGGTCGTTGGCGTTCTCCAGCCAGGGAACGGAGCCGAAGAAGCACGACAGGGCGTACATGTTGCGCCCGAAAGACCGCAGACTGTGGTACTTCACGGCTGCGGCATGCTTCATCGGATCCCATTTGTCGAAGGACGGGAAGAGCTGGAAAGTCTGGCTCCGGTAGGAATCGAAGTCACCCAACAGGTACTGAGTCACGTCTTCAAGGTGTCGGCTGTCGTTCTCCGGCCACACCAACCGACACTCTGCACTGTGCAGGCACTCCAGGCGGCTCACCCAAGGGCGGCCGATGCGGCGTCCACGCCCCATGACGTATTTGTTGAACACGCCGTTCATGTGCGTGTATTCCACGAGGCACGAACGAATGTATCGGCGGTAACCCCCCGACCCCAGCCACTCTTGTATCTCATCATCCTCCACCCACTCTTGCGTGCGTTCGTTGTTCTCCAGCTTCAGACGGTAGAGGGCAGGCCCTTGTCCGTAGAGCAGTCCGATTTTCCGATCGAGGATACCCGGTCCGAGGTTGTTGCGCTCCAGCAGGTTACGGATGCCATTGGGGAGGTTATTGTCCTGCCCCCATGGAACCACCCGCACCCCTGCCACACTGACAGGATCATCGTCCCAGTTCGGTGCACGAAAATTAAAAAAATGGCTCATGCTCGAACTCCAGTCCATGTGCAGCGCGAACTGGCCTTTCGCCGTGTCCACGAACGAATAGTTCCCGATTTTCTTCTTTATTTTGCTATCCATCATCGATTGATATATATTCTGGTTGTATTAATTATCAGACTACCACAGTATTCCTTAACGATAGTTACTAACTCAGGCATGTGTTGCTCGATTATCGGATTGAACCATGGCTTAGGTTCTCTCCGCCATTCCCGGTCTGTTTTTTTGGTCAACACACGGGTACCTCCTTCCATATTGTAGCCGCGACCTACACCCAAATGAACGAATAGGCCTTCTTCTCTAAAACCGAACCCTATACTGGTGATTTCTTCACCTTTGGCAGGAACTTTACCCCAGTGGCGATAGTTCATTTTAAGCGATTCAGAAAGGTTCTTGTCAGTTACAATCCACTTGGAAATGCTCAATTTCAAAGCCTCATTCACTTTACGTCCCCATGCCCTCACACGTTTGTTAAACAAGGCAACAGCCTTTACATCCTGTTGGCGTTCAAATTGCTGGGTATAACCAGTATCTCCCTCGATAATAACATCCAACGGATATCTGCCATCGGAAAACACATTGGATTTACCGCTCCACCTGTTCCTGTTCGTACTCTGGCTTGAAGCCATTCTTTCTGCATGTGCACCCATAATTATATTCCTTGTTTAACACAAAGGTAACGCCCGCAGGCGCGGGAGAAAAGGACATAAAAAAAGAGGCCTCCCTTCGGAGACCTCCCTTCGCTTTACCTCTACAACTATTGTGTCAAATCACATAATTCCAAACCAACTGATACTTCCTTTTAATTTGTTCCGGCCATTGCTCTTCCGGCAAATTTTTTTTAATAAGAGAAATGACCGTTTCTACATCTTTCTTACACTCTTCGATGGTATTACCCGCAGCGTAGATACCCTCGCAATTTTCTGAATAAGCCCCGAAGCTGTCGGAACTTGCGCAGATGTTCATAATAATCTTTTCCATACTGATTATACCTATTCGACCGAAATAAGGTTCTGCCCAATACGGTGCAAACCGTCCACAATGCGCTGGCGCTGTACAGGACGAGGACGCTTCAGCCCGTTGGCATAGTGGCTCAGTTGCTGCTCGTTGATGCCCGATGCCCGCGCGATGGCAGCCAGCGAGACAAACTGTCCGCAGTTGCGCAACAAGGCAGATACGCCCAATACCCACTCAAAATCATAGTTGCCGTCGGCCAGCCAGGCGGGCACTTCGTCGCCGTCGGCCAGCATGCCTTCTACGTGGAACTCGACTGCTTCACGCACAGCCTGCTTCAGCCCGTCCAGCGTCTTGTCGGTCACCACAACGGCACCCGGCACCTGTTCGTCCACCGAAGCGCAGAAATTTTTTTCCGCCCACTCCACATTCACTTTGATAATCTTCTTTTCCATAGTCATATCTTTTTAAAGGGGTGGCCTTATCGCCACCCCGCCTGTTTCCAAATGCTGTTGAGGTTGTTTTGGTCCATGTCCTCGTTCGGTTTCCCTCTCACGGTCACCTTGCCGGGCTTGTCGGGGTGCTTGAATTGCCGGTGGTCTCCCTTCCAGTATGATAACACCCACCCGTCTTTTTCGAGGAGCTTGACAACCTCTCTAACTTTCAATACTTTCATAAATCGATTGTTTTGGAACGTCACAAAGGTATTAATAATAATACTGTTAAGCAAATTTCAGTTCTAAAAAGGTATAAGTTTTAATACTATTTAAATATAAAACCCCATCTCTTCTCATGAACAGACAGGGTTCTCAAAATGTATAAAAAAGTTTGTAATATTCAGCGCTTGTTTCGCTCGATGTATGTCTGTTCGTCGAGGGCACCTTTGATGACGGAGTTAGCCTCGATGCTGTTGTAGGATAACCGCACACCATGGTACTCCAGTTCTGCAGGAATCATACCTGTTTCGGCGAAGAACTCGCGCGCCAGGCAAAGCAGGTAACGGAGATTGTCAATGTTCTCCAGGTTGTAGCGAATAGATGCGTTATTCATAGCAACCTCCTTTCTCTACATTGCAATGTTTCACCGAATAGAATAGCTTAGCGGGCAATCCGCAGGTATTCATTTTTCTTTTCATAACAACCTCCTTCGTTATATTTGCCTCCCCTGATGATGCCCATGCAAAGGCGGGGGTAGCGTTGGTAAATGCACATTAATTTCCCTTGTGTGAAGCCCAGTTCCCGATAGGCTTCCGCAAGCCTTTTCTGCATATCCTTGTTCTCATCAATGAGATATTGTTCGAGAGCGGTCATTGGGCACCTCCCTTCTTCAATTCCTCGTTGTGTCGCTTTTCAATTTCGTTAATGAGGTTACGCAAGGCAATGAGTTCCTCGTAAGCCACATCGTTCATACTTTCGTCGGTTACACTGACATAATAGTCTATGTAGTCTCTTCGGCTTTCCATGTGATAATAACAGTTCTCACCGATAAATACCTGTTCAGGCTTAATAATCTTATTCATTGTTCGCCTCCTTTCTTCGCCTTAATGACACAATATGCCAGCGCCAGTACTGCTGGCGGAAAGACAAAGGTCAAGGCCAGTGCACCGATGGCACCCACATGCCAAGCATCGCGTACAGTCTTGATTTGGCTGTCAGATGGTAAAACACGATTAATTGAATCACGGAGTTTTCTAACGAAATTAATTTCACGTGCAGGTACGGCGGGTGTGCTCATGACTATTTCTTTCTTCATACCCGTTCCTCCTCTACAAACTGGAATTTCACAAAATCCTCTACACTCACGCGCTGTTTGGCGAAACAATAGTGGGCCATGTCGTAGCACCAGCGGTAGCTGCGCCCGTCAGCCAGGGTCAGGATGATGTTGTCGGGCTCACAGTGCTTGCCCTGTACGAGGTCGAACACGCTTTGGCTCAACCGTTCCAGTGAAATGTACTTCACGCTGTGCTTACTCTCCTTGCCGTCGATGACCATCTGCACCGTGGCAAATTGGATAGAATTTTCTTTTTTCATATACGAAACACTTGTTAGAGCAATGGCAGAAAAAAACGGCCGCCAAACCCGTTGCTCTAACAAGTGATTCAACCCCGCCGAAGCGTTGGAATATTGTTCGGGATGGCAGCCGCTATGCTGTACGCTGAGCGTCTAAAGTCATGTGTTTCGTATAAGACTATCATTTCCACGAAGTCATGAAAATGATACCGGCGGGCATAAAAAAAGCCCACGTTCGCAAGTGGACAAATACCGTTTGTCCGGTCGGGGTTGAATTAACAAGTCAACCACTTGTTAGAGCACTGCAAATATAGGGATAGTTTTTGGAAAAACAAGAAAAATACAATGCAAAAACAACTCTAAATTGTCATTTAACAGAATTGATTTGTAAGAATATCAAGTTCTCACTATATTTGTCGCAACAACATCAGCAACATGTTAGACATTATCAGAAATATCATTGCTTTTATAAGTACTTTTATAGTTATTAGTACTTCTACCATGTTGCTGGTACAAGGTATCGTATGCTGTATAACCTGTAATTGGTCTTGCAAAAAAAATACCGATTATAGGATTGTTATAATCGGTATTATCGTAGCTTTGTTGCTTATTCCTTTTTACTATTTTCCTGCTTAATATTTGTCTCGTCCCTCATTTTTCGCTTTAAGAATATCGATGATGGGTTGAATGTCTTCAGGCTTTTTTATTTGAAGAGAGTCTATAGCTCTTGCTGCAGCTTTTACTAATTCTCTGTCTGCTTCCCGATCAAGGAAATTATTAATTTCTCCGATTAGACCATCAGTATGAATATCTAGATCTTTATATTTTATACCACCCCCATTAATAAAGACTATAAACATACCGAACAATAAAAGTATAATCCAAATCTTAGTAGAAAGCTTTAACCAACCCGGTGACTCCATTTGAATTTTCATGGTCAAAGAACCATCAGAAGGTATACCATGCATTCTACAGAAGTTATCAATTAAAATTGAAATCGCTTTTAAATCGCAGAAATCATCCAGCGAAACATCTTTTTGAGTTCGGATCCGTAATACAAGGTTATATATTTCATCTTTGATATAAAAGTCATTAATCACACTATCTACATATGCTGCATAGTTAGTAACATCAGACAATATATGCCTTGAAGTGAACATAAGCTGCAGATTGGGCGGGAGAAAGGAACGTCTGCCATAATAATGCCAGTCTATTTGTCTTCTTTTTGTGAATTCGCAATGATGTTCACTGTCAATAACAGGATTCTTTTCTTCATATAAATCACTTTTTACTAATCCAATAGCAACATGCGTGGCACTGGAAGAAGGTATTATCACTACATCACCTATTTTGATATCACGTGTAAATCGTAATATCTGAGCCACCGGATAGCCTGTGTTTTTGATAGTTGGGTATTTTTCGCTGAACTTGATTTTCAACTGTTCTTTCGCTTCATTTTCTGTAACCGGAAGATGCTGCAAATAATCAAGTGTTATATCATTATAACCAACAGCGACATAATTGTTTCTTGTAAAATCTCCATAGTAAGATCCGCTCATAGTACGAATCATCCAGTACTTTCGTGTGTTATTGATGCTATTTAGTGCATGTATTAAAGAATCAAATTCAAGATATTCCATCCGTCAATATATGGCGAACCCCTCACTACAGCGCGCCAATAGGTGAACGATTGAAACACCTGAACCCGACTGACTACGGGTTACACTGAGGTAAGGGGTTCATGTTAAGCGTTTTTATTCTGGCGTTAGCAAAGATAGGGAATGTTTTTTATTGAACAAATAAAAAGGCGGAAGTTTTTAGTTTCCGCCCGTGAAGGAGTTCCCAGGCTGCCTCGTAAGTTGTCCCTCTGAGGGGATAACTGGAGTGTTCAGTTGCGGTGCTGAGCACCGCAACTGACATTAATATCATTCTTCCTTTTCATCGTCGAACTTCATCACCAGCTGACGGTTGTTGGCCCTCCAGTCATCGATGGTGTACTTCATCACTTGGTTCAGGTCGGCCTTTGCCTCGTTCATCAGTTTCTGTGCGTCTTTGAAGCGACGTTGGCATTCCTGGTATTCGTTCACCTTCTTTTCCATCAGTTTCTGCTTTTCGGCCAGAAAGGTCTGCGGTTCTGTGAAGTGGAGGTAGAGCGCCCGGTAACATTCTTCCTTGTAGCGAAGCACGCTCGGACGGGCTTCTTCGTTCACCTTGGAGGTGTCGATGGAGAAGAGCCATCCGAAGATGTACATATAAGGGATGCAGTACATTTCGCGTTCCTTTCCGTCGGCTGCAACCACGGTCGTGATGACCGCGGTTGAACTGAGAATTTCATCCCGTTCGATGCGTTTTCTTTGGCTGTCCGCGTCTATCCCCAACGCCTCGCATATCGGGCGGATGGGCACCATTTGTTCGTCACTCGTGGCCACGATGTCCACATTGTTCACTCTCGTAATAACTTTTGTTTCCATAATTCCAACAATTTTAGTGGTTAATTTTCATTTTCACGGACAAATATATTTGTAATAATTTGATAATCAAATAGTTGTGAAATAATTAACTATAATTTAACACAACAAACAGCGTAAATAAACAAAAAGCGGAGCCCGAAGTGGGTTCCGCTTTCATCAGATAGAGTAAGAATCAATCACCCGGCTCTCCTAAATAGAAAAGGATAACCTCATGCTGGAGTGGGGTCAGCGCCCGCTGACGCGGAGCGAAATGCAGATCCTTTAGCCGTTGTTTCAAATCAGTATTCAAATTGATCCAGCGGTGAAGCTGCGACATGGCGCTGCGGGGCGTCGATCGAGGAAAGTATTGCTGAGCAAGTTCACTCATAAAAATAGCGTTAGGCTTTGACATAATGAAATACAGTTATTTTCTGCGTAAAAATAAAGATAGTCTGCCTTCAGAAAAAGGCCAATGGTTCCACTAAACAACCTACAGGTAGTCTATAAACTATCCATAGGTAATGAAGTAACTACATCTTAGTAGTGAAGAAACTATCTATAGTATCTTTATCCAAGCGGATCCTCATTATCGCTTCCACCACCAGGCTGCGAAGTTCCGCCGCCATCATTTCCATTTTCGTCTCCAGTCAGGGCTGCCTCTTTTAAAGTAGGAACACGTTTGAATGCCAGTCCGCCATCGCCCGTACGAGTAGCAGCCTTGATGGTATTTCCCGGACGGAATTGAATACGGGCCCCCAAAATATTGGCTGAAGTAAACTCTTTTTCCGTTTCTGTCCCTTCACTCTGGAGTTGCAATTGAAAACTGCCGAAATTTTCCATCTTGACAATCTTTCCTGCGGCCAGGTTCTTGTTGAGCTGACGGATAAGAGCCCTCGTCACGTTCAGCACATCACCATCCGTCAACGAAGTGGCATAGGCTATTTCTTCGGCCATTTCGTCCATTGTCACCGTACCACTGGCCTGTGCTTTGGCGTAGTACTTCTTCTTTCCGTCGGGATTACCCGGCTGACTATTCATGTAAGCTAAAGAATAATTTACCATGATCTGATTTCTTTTAAAGTTTAACAAAATATGCACTTTGTACCGTTCGCGAATCGGACGAGGCAAAAGTAGAAATCCACTAGTATAGAAAGTTGTTTCGCGCATTATCCTATGTATTTCCATGCATAAACTTGTATTAAACTTCTGTTATTGGGACAAAAAAATGATATAAATGGCCATTTTATGCCATACATTCACATTCAGAATTAGCTAATAATCTGAAAATAAGCAATAATACCCCCTCCGACCGCCTCTGCGGGAGGAGGGAAAGACGTTTCTGCCCGTGCCGCGCCGCCCCCCACTTGCGATTGCAGCCCGCGCATGGTTCGGAAATATGATGAAATATAATTACAGAAAATGCGGTCGCCCAAGCAGCGCCCCATATAGGGGCAAATCCCACCACCCTGTACACACCCACTAATGAACTTCTATGGTATAGGCACAATGCAAAAAGCCCTGCTATTCTCACGAACAGCAGAGCGCAGCCAAAACACATAATAAACATTATCAGATGAAGGAAGAAGCAGATATATTGTGCCCACGCTGCCATACACGTATGGTGTCTTTGCGCAGAATGGCATACTTCAGGGCGTCGGTTAGGTTAGTCGATTCCTTTGGAAGGCGTGAGGTTGGAAGCTTGTCTCCGGTTTTCTCTTTTACCACCATCTTGGACTGGTCAGCCTGGTTCACCTTGACCTTGGTACGAGTCACCTCCATCTCACTCTTGAGGTTAGGACAGTTGTATTGGTCAATGAGCAGAACGAATAACTGGCGCTCCAGGTTACCTGCCAGCAAGTCCATAAAGAAGCGGTACTCCAGATTACTACCAATATTGCCCTGCCCTAACGACATGAGCTGCACCTGCCAGCCGGTACGGCGCCCCTCGGCATCGAACTCAATGTACTTCTTGATGGTCGTGGCCATATCCTGATTCACTCGCTTGTAGTTATTCATGGAACGGTCGTAATAAAGTTTCAGAATCTTGCGTTTGTGCGGGCGGAAGTAGGCAATGAACTTGTCGGCCAACTCGCGCGCACTCTGTGGGGGCAGTGTATATAGTTCCTTGAGTACACGAACCACATGCCCGGTCTGCTGCAGGAAAACCATGGAAAGCATGTTACCCGCATCCATACCTGCTTCAATGGGGCGGCTGGTATCAAGATAACGCAGGACAGTACAATCTTGCTCCCACCCTATGGGATGCTGTTCGATGATTTCGTTTCTGTATCCGTCGGCATAGAAATTCTTCAGAGTGAGGTTGCAGTAGAACATCTCGGTTGCCTCCAGTTTTGGAATAATGGAAAGCACATTACAGGCTAATCCCTCAAGACCTTCGTCAAGCTCGCCCGCAAACCAGTCTTCGCCTAGGACGTCAGCATTGACATAACTGGATGAAATAAAAAAGAACGAAACACCCCGGCGGGCAGCAATCCACCGCTTTTCCCACCGATCCATGGTGCGTTTGGCAAGCTCCATGGTACGGCGAGCCTCGGGCAACTTAGCGCGAAGGGATACATCCGTTCGGGCCTGCTCGGACAATTCTTCGTACTGCTGCAGACGGGCGACGTATTCACGACGAGTGTCGTTATAAACAAAGCTTGCTTGCATAAGCAGCAGAATCCGTTTTTTATCATTCTGCTTAGCAAGTTTCAGGATCCAGTCGTACTCGCCCAAATGGTTAGGATTCGGCATGTCGGTAGTGAGCGTGCGGCTGCGGTACCATACGCTGTTTCCATACTTGACGCGAAATCCACGGACAGCTTTCAGGAGGTTGGTAAACTTCTCTTCCGGGAAGTACTTCACTTCATCGCCAAACACCCCCACATACGAGCGACCGGCACCGATGGAAGCCCTATCCAGCGAAATAAAAGTGAAATTGAAGCCGGTGAAGAAGGTCATGGTATCCGTCCACTTAGTGTTAACATTGTACATGCGGTCGCGCCAAGCCTGTGGTGGTTCCTGGTCGATAACATAATGAACACCCATCTGCCAGCCCAACATGGAAAGGCCGTCGATGAGCGACGGGATGATGTTCTTGCGCAGGTCGCTGTAGGTGTCTGCCACCCAAGCAAAGGGAGCGCCCGGGCAGTCGTGAACCACTTCCTGCACACGTTCTGAGAGCACCTGCACTGTCTTAGAACTGGCTCGACCGGCCACCCAATAGAGCGACCAGGGCATCATAAGAGTAATGAGTTGTGCCATCCAATTGGAGTAACGCACCTCGACATCATTCGTAGTCTTTAGTTTTTTCTTCCGTGTCATCGAGCATTTCTTCTATATCGACATCAATAATATTAGCATCTTGACGCAGTCTTTTTTTCTCCCGTTCGGGAAGATCCATGGAGTCAATCTGACGGCCTAGGACATGGCGGCTTACGCTAGGCAATCCCACCGCAGACGGGTCGAGGTCGTAAACTTTGATGGGCTTTTCGGTAATCTCTTTTGGTTTGACCGGATCTGGCTTGTCCAACTGCTTGATACGCGCAGCCTGTGTAAGCAGGTTACCATATACCTCCATGTCTTTGGCGCAAGTAGCATTCTGAAGAACAGCCAGTGCAGCCTTCTGTAGATTATCGAAGATGATGTTGCGATGGGCGTCGTTTTCAACTGAATCGTTAAGGAAAAAAAGGTTCAGCGCTTCGGTGTACATGCGCCTTGCACGCATCCGGTCCATGTTGAACGGTTCGTGCATAAGGAAAGCGATGGCATTGTCCTTACCATACTTCCGGTTTATACCCACCAAGGCATATAACGCATTATAGTAGTTCATCTCTTCGTCTGTCAGCTCCATGTTGCAGCCAGAGGCGATGTAATCCTGGAGCACGTCGAAATGTGATTGGTCAAACATTCCCATTATCCGATATCGTCAAAAAATATTTTGTTAATCGAATTTTTATAACCAACAGCCTTACGGAATTTGTCGAATCGTTGCGCCTGAGTGACATTCTCACCCGTTTGTGCAGCGGCCGACATGGATAATCCTTCTTTAGCAGCCTGCAGGAGCTGTCCGCGCTCGTAATGGTACTTTAGAGGACTTCCAATCAAATTGAAATACCATATGAAATCATCCGTCGGGATGTTATAGTACATGGCTATCTGATCAGGACGATAACCTATACCGGCCAGTCGCTCGTATTCATCAATGTCGATTCGGTCGAACCAGACTGGAGAATCCCTCCATTTTACAATTTCGTCTGCTGTGAAACTCATATCATTCAGTTATTAGCTACGAGTTACGAGCTACAAGGGAGCAGTGGAACTCGTAAACCTGTTTGTCTTGTAAGAAAACATACTGTTCTTCCATCGCATTCTCTCCATAATTTCCTGAACCCTCGACTACGAAGAAACCTGCTTCGGTGTCGAGACAGGTAATCTTTTTGTGACTCCAGGAGTACGACAGAGTAAGCACTCCGGCGTGATGGAGCTCGACCAGACAGGAGAAGATCTTCGGCATGCGGAACTGGAGCGTTTCGGACACATGCAGATGGATGCTGTCTATCAAACCTTTTTCGCGCCAACGAAGCAAGGCATTCAGGATGCGTTCGTTAGTCGAATAGGTAGCAATGTAGAGATGGCGGACACGCCCGGCATGCTTGATGAGATACACAATGAACGTGAAGGCCGTGAAGCTCTTCTTCGTTTCGATGAAGAATACTTCACGGGATGCTGGTAGTCGGCCACATAGCTTCTTCAGGTTGTTTAGCTTGAAGGTAAGCATTTCCTCGAACCTGCGCGAATACAGGTGCGAGTCGGCCATCTCACGACGCAGATCTTTGAGTGAAAAATAATAGCTCATTCCAGCAGTCTGTTGATATCCTCCAGTTCACGTTCATATCCGGCCAGCCTCTCCCGGCGTGTGACGTCGAGGTGAGGTTTGTCGCCTTTCCTCATTTCCGACTTTACCCGCCAGATGTTCATCTCCACCTGTCGTTTGCGCTGCAACAGTTCCTTGATAGGTAACGTCAACAACTCTTTGCGGCGGTTGAACTCGGCAAAGGCCGGATGTTTGCCAAGCAAAGTATGATGTAGCTTGTACCAGTTCAGTTCTTCCCAGATCATGCGGTTGTCCAGGTAGTTGTCGATGAGCTGGCGACTCACATCGGCACACTGCTCCAAGGAAGTGCAGTCCTTCAGCTCATGATGTAAACGTACATAGGCATGGTAACGGTTGAATTTGCGGGAGGCAAGTGCCTCCAGCTCCATGGGGCAGTCCGGTTCATTCAGGAAGGGGAACTCTTCGCGGAAGGACGGTCCCTCCGTGTCTTCTTCACTCAAAGACGGCACGGAGGAAGTTCTTCACAGCTCGAACAGGCATTTTGCCGGGAACTCCTTATCCAGAAATGACTCCAGCCACGGCGAGTAACCGGAACGGGCATTGTTCAGGAACATCTTCGGAAGGAGAGATTTGACTACTTCCGTGCTCGGGTTCTGAGAAACTACAGGCAGCAAGAAAGGGTCTTTTCTCCAGTCCAGCGTGACAGCCGTCACTTGTGGCTTTTGCAGGTTGAAGTAGATGGATGTGTACAACATGCCCTGCGTTATCTGTTCGTCCAACTTCGCAATCAGCCCCAACCATGACGCCTTATTGAACATGACCGGCGTGTGCGTGCCGTAGTTCTGGCAGGCAGCCCCCAGTTGTTTCAGGCAGTCGATGGTACGCTGCATGTTCTCTCGGTAAAATCCCCTGTATTTTGAAATATCCAACAGGCCGATAACTTTTGGCAACTGGATGTGCGAAAGATCAATGGGCTGCAGTACATATATGTCGTCATTGGTCCAAACGAAATCATCGGTCACCTTGTCACTCTCCAATGCTACTTTCAGTTTATGATAAGTATCAACCGACGGATTATCGGATACACGTGGGCACTCGATGAAGCAGATTTCTTCGGAAAACCAGTCTTCCTTGTCGCCGATCACGACGAAGTTCGCCTGGAAACAACAGTTCTTATACCAGGAACGAAGAGCATAAAGTAACTCCTTGCCTTGTGCAAATTCCTTGCAGTAGGGAAAGACGACTGATGTATGGTCCGTCTTCACCGGAATCATCGGTAAAGCTTCAGCGGAACTCTCTACGATTTGGCCGGCCAACTCTTCTGTGGCGACAGTGCCTACTTGTTTTTCTTCTTTCATACGATTTGTTTTTTGTTACACGGCAAAGGTAAATTGCAATTGCAACTCAGGAAAGGACAAAAAAGGCGCAACCATATGGCTGCGCCCCTCCGATCGGATATCTATCAAACCACTAAAAAAGATTCAGACTCCTCCACCCTGACTGGATTCTGCCGCAGAAGGCAATCCGAGGATGGCATTGATTTCTTCGCTGTCGGTCGCCGGTATCAGTGACTTGGCTATGCGGCCAAGGGTGTCACCTCGCAACGAGCTTGCCAAGTTGATGGTAGTCTTGTTGGCCTCGTTGTTGTCTTGACCTTCAGCTGTGGACATCTTGAGCGGCGTACAGGGAGTACCGGCAATCTTGCAGTCATCCCCCTTACAATTTATTACAATAGCACCAAGGTTTTCATTAATATTGTTGTTAACGAATTCATCCCATTCGACTTCCGAACCAGGATGATCGAAGTCCACGTGATGAATGAAGCCACGGGCGTCATCATCACCTTCTGCCGTATGGTAGATGTTGATGGTGCTGTCCGTTGCATAAACAGCCACCGGTTTTTTGTCAGCCTGGAACTCAAAGGCAGTAACCTTTACACCTTTTTCATCCTTGGTAAATGTCTTAACATCATCCCATCGGAAAATGATAATATAAGACTTCTTTCCGGATGCACGCCCCGCATTGTTATTCTTGCGGGGCACTGAAATCATTCTATATGCTTCAGCCATAATTTAACCTCCTATTCGTTACAATTAAACACCACCGCCCTGACTTGATTCAGCTTCTTCCTCTGTCGGTGGAATGTAGGCAAAGATTGCTTCAGCCAACCAGAATCCGACACCTTCCCACCACTCGGCCATTACATGTACGTCGTAGTGATAGGTCTCCATGCGGATCTTGGTGTTCTGCGGGTTCTTGCTCTGCAGATGCTTGAAGTTCTCTTTCGGAGTAATGAAGAATACACCGGTACCGCGCATACCTTCAAGCGGAGCAAAGGTGAACTTCGAGAAGTCCACTTTGACTTTCTCACCGTCTTCGTTTTTAAGCCATGGATACTTTTCGCGGTATGCCTTGCTGTATCGGGTCACAATGTCCGGATCGGCGTGGATGAACATCGTTTTATTCTTATACAAAGGCTTGACTTGAGAAACAGCATTGTCGATTTGTGCTACCAATGTGGCATCAGACAGTTTCTCTCCATCAAGTAACCAGGTTACTTTATCGTTATTAGCCTCTTTCAGTTTCTTCAGCTGAGTAACGTAACCTTCCATTGTTTCGTTAGCTTTTCCAGCAGGATCACCGTCATTTGTTGCAGTATTCTCTTTATACTCACCAACAGCTAAAGCAATCTCACGTTCTTCGTCCAATTTCGGGATAATGAGCTGGTAAATGATATACTTCACAACCGGCATGTCCTTCGGGTCGAGGTTTTCATCATAGAGATATCCAAGAATATCCTCCATGATATCGGACGGAGTAATGGGCACGTTGATTTTGCACTTGTAGTTCTTTATGGTAAGCGGAGTGAACGTACTCTTACCCTTCGGTGTCCATTTCGGAACGAACGCCTGAAGTACGGATTCGATAGCCGACTGTACGGCACGAACTTCGGTTTTATCAGTCACGATGGTGGACATGTACTGAATGGATTCTGTTTTACCAAGCAAATCCATCAGGATCTGCAAACGTTCTGCAGACACATACTTTCCGAACTCATTCTGAAGTTCAGTCGTATCAATGGTATCATTGCCGCTGTAAGCAGCTCCTTTGAATACAGCATCCAGATACTGGTTGTGCATCAACGACATGTCTGGTTTGAATTTCGGCATTTTTTCACCGTTTTGTGCCTGTACGGTTTGGCCGTCGGCAGGTTCTTCTGTTTTACCCATCTTTTCGATTTGGGCATCTTTCTCCCTGATGGTAGCTTCAAAATCTGCTTTCTCTTCCTCCAGTTTCTTCAGCTTTGCCCGAGCATCGGCCAACAGCCTTGCATTTTCGTCACGCTCGGATTCGAGTGAAGCCACCACTTCTGGTGTCACCGCAGATTCAGCGGATGCACCGTCTTTTTCAAATTCCTGCAGATCTTTCTCAAAGCTCTCCAAGAATTTGTCTCCGTACTTTTGTTTCAGCTGCTCACGCTGTACATCGAGCAGAATAGATTTCCCCTTTTCATCTTTCGCGAAAGCGGAAATACCCAAAAACGAAAGTACAACACCTAACACTTTGCTAAACATAACTTTAAGATTTAGAGTGAATATATTCGTTAACTATTGCTTGCGTGTTGATTTGTCCAGCTCTATCCACAGCATAGGCCAGAGAGCCCACGGAATCAGCCAGCCCAACCTCGACCGCGCGACGGGCGTAGAACATACGACCACGAAGGATACCTTCGGTGTCAACCTTCAGGTTTGTACGATGTGCTTTGACGGCTTCCTGGAAGTCTTTTGCCAATGGATCCAGCTCTTCATCACGTATTTTGTCGTACTCGCCCTTCTTCGCCAGTTCAAAAGGCAGGTTCTTATAGTCAGACAAGTTGCTGTAAACCGTATGCAGCTTTACACCGGCATTTTCGTAGTATTTGGCATAGTCCATGAAACTCATCATTACACCAATACTGCCAAACTCAGAAGATACTTCGTTGGAAGCAATGACTTCATCACAATAGCATGCGATGTAGTAAGCTGCGGAAGCGCACAGGTCGCAATATGCCACAACAGATTTACCAGCTTCACGAGCGTAACCAATGGCATCGATCATCGGTGCAATAGCATCCACGCTACCGCCACCGGAATCTATGTCAAGAATGACTGATGATATATTGTTGGAATCGACAGCTTCGCGCACCATGTCTGCATATTCGGTGGTGCCATAACTGCACATGGTGCCATATTTTAGTAAAGTCCCATGAATTGGTATGATGGCGGAACTACCTTTTGGGGCGTCAGCAAAGCGATCCCCACTTTTAGACTTCGCTCCCTTATGATAATAAGTATAGGCAAGAGGTTTTCGCTCGGAGAGGATACTGCTTTCTGTACTGGACATGCTCCGCTCCAGCAGTTTTTCAACCAACGGGATGTTAGCGTCAACGTCCTGGAAGCGGAGGAACCATTTGCCCCGACAAACCGCACTATATAAAGATGAAAATGCCATTGTAAAAGTACCTATTGAAAACCGATACAAAATTACAATGGCATTCACCTGTCAAAAGGACTGCAAAAATTTAGCTGGTTCAGGGCTTTCTCGGTCAAAAGCCAGTTCGTTAGCTGAAGGTGAACCGGATTGAGTTAATGTAATCAGTACCGGAAATTCATCAGTACCCACAACTTTTGTATCCCCATTAGTTAAATGAATAATCAATATCCCCTCTTTACTCAATAAGCTACGAAGATTTATGTTATTATCTCGGCCTGTATCTGTGACCACGGCAGATAAGGTCTGTTTTACTGGAGTACCGTTGGTACTCTCTTCAATAAATTCTCCTGTAGATATAGGTATTTTAGTCATACTTCCAGATAATCGAATAACATTATTCCCCGGCATATTCAAAACTTCAACTTCAGATAGAGGAATGAAATCCAACCCGCACACCTGATTGCGCTTATTGTTATTATTCATATTAACATTATTTTTTAATTAAAAAAAATGGTTCAAACCTTGGTTTTACTTACAAATTAATAGGTTAAAAAAAATTAAGGGAATAAAGATAACTGGATATCCTTATCAATCTCCCGAATAATACGCTGCCGATTACGGTAATCGTATTTTTTCACCTGATCGTAATTAGTCATATTCTGTTTGATGTTATAGGCTTGTAGGAATGCACGAATGATACGGTCCTGCTTATACCCTTTTTCATATCCAGCTAAGAAGTATTCACGAATACGCAGTCGAAAGGAGGCTTCTATATAGTCTTGAATCATGCGTTGCTTCCATTCAGGAACGTAAATAAAGTTATCGCGAAACAGAAAGTGGTTATATTCTTGTATGGGAAGAGCCAAAGTAATAGGATTCTCTTTGATGGACTGTTTAGGAGGTCGATCGCTCATCGTAACCATAGATTGAATGAATCTGCCTATATCATTTGAGGCCGTAATAGTTACCGCCTCGTCAGAACGCGGACAACCAAACTCATGGTACAAGTAGTCATGAAGATAAAGTTGTAATTCAATGGTAACAGTTGGTTTCATCTTGTAAGTTATTGGTTTTCACACAAAAATACGAATAATATTGAATTTCTACAATATTAATGCTGAAAATCACAAATCTTTATATTCTCAACTGATATGACCCTGATTTTGCATGATATTGGTTTTAATTATCCTGATAGATAATAATTTTGCAGGATTTTTTCGATACTTTGTAACCTGTATCCAACAAACCCATAAACAACTGAATAACAAATCGTTAATTTTTACACAAAAACAAATTAGACTTTGTAACTCCAGATACACTTTATAACCTTACATCTTTAATCGTTGTGTATCGACTAAAGTTACAAACTTTGATTTTTTGTAACCTAAGTTTGTAACCTCTTTTGTAACTCCCTTAATCTTTTCTTTTTCAAATGATAACTCTCTTTTGCAAACAAAGGTTACAGAGTTACAAAAATTTAGTAGTAAAAAAGGAAAAAGTGCGGAAAACCAACTAAGGGCATTCCCCGACTACGCTAATAAGAAAAGTAAAAGCCGCTGACATTTGTGCCAGCGGCTTCTGCTTATGTTATCTATGTACCACGGATTGTTGCTGCCCAAATGTCTGGCGGCACGTGTTTTCGTTTAAGTTTGGTGTAATCATCGTTCAATTCGAAATCCACCCAATGATCAGATGCTGCCAGAAATGCCCCCACTGCAACAAGCAACCATGGTAGTTTATCCGAAGTTGCCTGCAGGTTAATACGAGTGTTAGGTTTCATTAGTTCCAGATAATCATAAACCTGGTGTATATATTCAGCTGCAGTATTATTCCGCAACATATCAGACAAATATTTGTCATAGTTGCGTATATATTCAGAACGGGAGATTTCCATCTTCTTCTACTTTAGGGTTGAATACTCCATCTTTTGCCTTAGTTCGCAAATAAATCATTTCCTTCGTCTCACCATCCACTTTCTTAAGTAAGCGTCCGTCTTTATTAAGAAATTCTTTGGGGTTCATTTCATCGATATATGGACATAATTCCACAAAGCCACGCAAAGCTTTTGTAAATCGTTGCATACTCCAGAACCCTTTGCTAACCTTAGCGAATGCTATGAAATCATCATATGCTTTAGTACGTTGAACGAATGTATTTACATTCTCACCCTCCTCTGCGAAATACCCATATACCCAATCTTCGAAGCTAGCACCCATGTCTGCCTTGTATTTTCGTTTAACAATGTTGTCCATAGGAGGCTGAATCTTAATGCCACGGCATGCCATAGACAAGTAGAACTGAAGACACTGGGCGAAGAAGTTGCAGTCCTGGTTCCAATCTTCTTCTGTGTAGTCGTTGGCTGTCATCAGGTTGCGGCCGAAGTCATCGCGGATACTGCGGCTTTCCAGGTAGTCGTTCTCCTGCGTCTTCTCGTGGTAGTAGTCGGAGAATACCATGTAGAGCATACGGGCGTTGGTGGAAGGGTCGAATTCGCGGGGAACGTAGTTGGTGGTGAAGCCGAACTTGGGGCTTTCCTCGAACTCCAGGAAGAAGGATTTGTTGTTCTTGGGGTTGACCGTCATGCCGCTGGTAATCACGTCGTAGAACTGCGTCATGGGGAAATACCGGTCGCAGTCATCCACCAGTATGAAGTCCGTGTGTTGGTCCACCTGGTCGTACAGGTGTTGGTACTCCAGCAGCTTGGGGTTTCGTCCGGACAGGTTGACCGTTCGCATGAAGAAGCGGAAGGCTTTAAAAAGGAACGACTTACCGCTTCGCCCGTTGCATTCGTCCTCGTCGCCTATCTTGTTGTCCATGGCGTAGAGTGCCCAGGCACGGGATGGTGACTTGTAGCGGTGGAGGTTATAGCCGATGGCGTATATTTTGTTAATAAGGTTCCGCTTCTGTTCAGCAGCCTCTTCGGCGGAGAGAAGCGGCCCGGCAATGTCGAATTTGTGTTCCGCGCGGTAGCGGTCGGCTTCGTCCACACTTTTGTCCCGCCAACATTCCTCCAGCTCCTTGCGCCAGTACAGGCGGCTTGTATTAATTAGGTAATTGAAGAAGCAACTGTCATGTCTGGTGACTGTGATGTCGAAGACGGGGTTTCCCTCCACGTCGGCCTGTTCAGTGATGCTGAACATGGGCGGCAGCACCTTCACCTTGTGCGGGATGACGTTGCCGGCCCACACGCTGCGGTTGTCGGGCAGCATGTCTTCGTGCTGTGTGATACCGTCTTTGGTGACCTCCCAACTACAATCTTTGAAGAACAAGTATTGACTGGTAGCTGTGTAGTTGGTGAAGTCCAGGTCAATCTCATCCAGTTGCGACAGTGAGGCCTCACTGGTTCGTGGTGAGTCAAGTATCAGGTTACGTATCTCAACGGGCAGGAATCTCTCCCTTGTGAACTTTTTCAGGAAGGCTGATATGTCTTTGGCTTTAATCTGGCTGACGGTGCAGCCATCAATGTGGATGTAGCGCACGTTGTCGATGTTGTCATCGTGCAGGGCGTAGAATCCATTCAATGTAAGGAAGTAGTGCAGGTAGGCTGTGTTGATACTGTATGTCTTCTTCTTGCTGCGTTCACTCCAGCTTTCTTCCCAAAAGCGGGCAGGCATGGCCAGCGTCATCAGATTGCGAAAATCTTCATTTGTCGGGCGCAATTCCACAAAGTCACGAAAATCTTTCCGTGGTTTGCCCCTGCGGTCGCGATGCTGGGCGAGCCACGACGGCAACCAGATAGTATGTATGTCCAGAAAGCGTAAAGCCAATTCACGTCCCTCGCGGACACCAGTTCCGTCGATATCTGGGATGTTATAGATACGTTCTACGTATTTATAAATCTCTTTGATTTCTTCCGGAGACACTCTGTAGGTTTCCGAGTTGAACCATAACGGATGGTAGCCCAAGGCGCGCAAGCATAGTGAGTCACGCTCACCACTGCAAATGAAACATTCGCCCAGTTTCTTCTCTTTGTAAGGCTGGTCCTGGTTCTTGGGATCATTATAGAACAACTTTTCCTCCTGGGCATTGAAGTCACGGTAAGCCTTTTGCAGTTCAGCCAGGCCGTTGATGTAGAGCTTGGGCTTAACTCCGTCCGGTGTGTAACTGAATCGCCATTGCTTGTCTGGATTCAAGGGCTCGTAGATCTTGTAAAACTTATCCATCGAACCATCCTTCTTACGCACTGTACATTCCCGCATAAAGATTGGGTAAGTAGCTGTCGTGTACTTGGTAGTCACTTCCCGGTTCCGGACGTAGGAGATAGATTTGGCCACAAACCAGTGCAGGGCATCCACATGTTCCTGCTTCACCCGCGGGCCGAGGATAGCCAGTTGCTCGGCGGTGAACTTCTCTTCCAGTTCGAAGAACCGGCTTCCTTCTTTCTCATCAGCGGTTGCCGGTCGTTTGCGGATGTCTGGCTTGTTCACGGATCGCTTCAATTCGTCTGTCACGTTGTAGCGTGAGGCCAGTATGGATATGGCTTCCGGAAATCGCACGTTTTCTTCCTGCATACAGATGTCAATAGGGCTCATGGCCGTACCGCTGTCGCCAAAATCGGTGACCTTGTAGCAGTCGTCATACTTCTTGAGGCAGGCGGAAGCATCGTCCTCGTCGGGGCGGCGCTTGAATTTCTTTTTGTTATCTATGCATCCTTCCGCTTGCGGATAGTAATATAAAATGATATCCAGTCCGTGGCGAGTGGCAGCATAGATGTCAGTGACTTTGATCATGGTTCATTGTTTTTGAGGGATGTGGCAAAAGTGATAGTTTCTCGTGGGAGGGTCAAGGACGGAATTATTCGTCAGACTCTCCGACTAGGGCCTTCATCAAAAAAGCAGCTAAGAAGAAGTGAAGGCCGCCTTCGTGATCCCGTAGATTGCCGTCTCCTTCGGCTTTCAGGACTATATTCATATCGTTTTTGCCGGGAGACTTGTCGTAATGTTGCGTCACTGACATAATGAGTTTCCGACCTCTTCTGTCGGCCAGCGTCACGGTGGCACATTCTTTCGTGTCTCCCAATTGATTAGCAAAGAACCAAGTATCCAATTCTGGATTTTTGTCCAACTTGACTTTGCAATATTGTCTCACTTGACCATTCTTTCGAATGAGTTCAGTACAAGCTATTGTCCCTATTTCATTTGTCCGCAAAACGCGGACGCGGGTTCCTTTTTTCATGGTTTATTCTCCTTTTGATAAGTTGAATTCTTGATTAATGATATCTGACAATACTTCGTTGAACGGATAATCATCCGCGCATTCTATTTGGATAGTCTCCATCTGGTTATCATTTTCCGATACGAATGGAATACCTCGTTGTAAGTGAATCGGCAAATGCTCTAACCGGATACGTTGCATCAGTGCGCTGGCCAACCTGGAATCGATGTCAAATGAACGGATTTGCATGGCACTAATTAAGATGTTCCTCCATCAGCTTCGGCAGGTCTTCTATCAGCCTTTCCATACAGGCATGATATGGCGTCTCCTTGCACGTAATGATGAACGTACTGTAATCTTCATCTATATCTCTGATTTCCTCCACCTGAATGTAGGGCAAGGCATCGATGGCATCCACCAGCAGTAGCCTTTTCTTCAGCGCAAAGCTGCATGAGCATACCAGACGGCCGCTGGAGGTAGGCCGCGGCATCCAGATTCTGTACCTACCGTCCGGAGTCGATACGGAGGCAAAGCCTTTTTGATTATTGTTTTCCATTTCAATACTGTTTTATTGGTTCATAAATCGTCATGTCCCACAAGGCGGATTCGAACCGCCGGTGAAGATGTAGTTTACCATCCGTCCGCCATTCGGACGTAGTTGCGGGGTGTTGCCCTTGCGGCCTTCACAGGTGGCTCGGGCTTTTGCCAAAACAAATTATCATGAGTTTATCTCAGATGGTTTGCATACCAGTAAGCAACCATTTCAGCTACGCTACCGACTCGGATCTTGGCTTTGATATTCTCTCGATGACGGTTCACGGTACATGGCGAGATGTGTAGTTCATCGGCTATCTGTTCCGTCTGTAGATTATTGGCGTATAGACGGAATACATCCAGTTCTCTGTCTGTTAGATGAGTATTCAGTTCAGGCTTGCATACCACTCCCTCCAACGGACACTCGCCTCGAAGCGGACAACCAACTTCTTCAAACTGGAACACCCCGTGATGGTTGATATCAATGGCACCTTGGTTATAGTCGCCGAAGTTGCACCTAATGAATCGGTGAACCACCTTGTATTCATACCAGGTACGGTTCATCGAACTGGATGAGTATAGTTCCATCAGTGCTGTATGAGCCTTCGGGTACCGTTCCCGAATGATAGCCAGCATCGCACAGACAACCTCCCGGCAATCCTCTTTCAGCTCGTAAGCCGGTTGCCCTACAGGTTTTACCATGACGGAGCCTTCGGGTGTGGAGTAGAATTCAATATTAATTATTGTTTCCATACGCTACTTCCATGATATAGAAACAGGGAATACACAATTCAATTTATCTACAGTTACGATATAGCCTAATTCTTCCAATTTTATTTTATTTTCGGGGCTTATGCTACTTATGCGAATTAGCGTGCGTCCATCTTCTGCATTTTTACTGATTTGTTCGCATATTCTTTGCAAAGAGTAATAGGCGTTGGCCTTTTCTTTTGCCTCTTGTGCAGTAATCAATTTCTTGTCCATAGGTTCAGTTATTATAGTTGTTAGACAGTTCTTCAAACAATTCTCTTTCCAACTTCTTGAAGTTGTCCGTCCGTAGTTTCTGATAGAACGTGATAAGTGACATTCCGCTTCGTCGTAAATACTCATCGCGCAATTCCAGTTTCTTCTGCATTGGGAGTTGATTGTACTGGTCTCTAAGTACCATTTGTTTTTCGTTTGTACACATAATCAATATTATTACTTTAATTATTATCATTTTTGTACCGCAAATGTAATTAATAATATTATGTGTAATGCATTATATTACACATTTAACTATGATTTAACATTTTATGTATTACAGATAATCGAGATAAGAAAGATGAATTGAACTAATTTTATTACATGAAATACGAAAGAGTAAACATAGGAGAAATCATTGAACGCATCGTTCGAGATAAAAATATCTCAAACGCAGAGTTCGCTCGAATGATTGGTATACAACGTCAAAATATAAGAAGTACGGTATATTCTAAAGCTAGTATAGATACAAATTTATTGGCTACTATATCAGAAACGTTAGACGTGGATTTGTTTGCATATTATAGACCGTTAGAACCAAATGGATCTAATTGTAATAAAATCTATGACGAATCGGATTCAGGTATTAAAGCAGTATTGACTATTGAATTACAAAAAGAAAAAAAAGATCAGGTTTTAAAACTAGTATTTGGAGATAGCAATTTAGAAATACTGAATAAATAATAGTAATTAGTTATGGAAGTAGAAAGAAAGTCTTACTCGGAAAAAATGGAAGAACACATTAATGAAGTCTTTTATTATTGGGATTCTGTGTATGATCGCCTATCAAATAAATATGGTAAAACCTTTGTTGAATCTCATCCGGAAGTAGTGTCCACATTGGTACAATCAATTGCTACTAAAGATTTAGAAAGTTCAATTTTAGATTTGTCTAATGATATGATAGATTCTCAAAAGGAGCTACAAAAAAAATGTGAATCTATAGCATCTGCTATATCACAGATTACATTTCTATTAGAAAAAACAACGTTATAATAGATCATATATGGCACTTAGTGATTTCTTAAGAATAAACTTGCCTTATGGCATGAGGAAAAATGACCGTGACGAATGGATGTTTTTTAATAGAGAGTACACTTCTTTAGGTAACTCTTTAAACGAAACAATAGATGAACATTCATCATATTATTGTTCCTACAAAGGTATCAATAAAAAATTGCTAGAACAGTTAGCAGAAGGTCGATGTAAGGTTAACGATAAAGGTGAGTACATTTGTTTATGGTTTTATGATGATAACACCAATCCCTATCAGAATAATGAAATTATACCTGATTTATGGGATAAATATGTGAAGAAATTACGTCTATTATCAAAATTAGATAGAAAAATTTAGATAGATACAAATTCAGACATTTTCAGATAATAAGACTAAATACATGTAGTAAGCTTCCAAAATTGGCGTATTGACTAGTATGTCCCTTTCCTTTAGCTTCGTGCTAAACTTAAAACTCGAAAGATTATGTTTAGCGAAAAAGATTTTGAAAGACTGTGGTTCCTCTACAAGACCGAGGGCGAACCCAAAGGAGTTTCCATCAACTCATTCTGTATTAGCAACAACATTCCTTACACGGCATTCTATGACTGGTTCAAGAAGACACAGAAAAAGGTTGTACCTGTAGAAGTTGAAGGAATTCCGGAAGAGCTGATTCGGACAGGCAATGAAGAACGGCAGGAGGTTGCTAAAGACAAGCTCAAACGTACAACTCCCCATAAAGGAAGCATTATGGTGACGATAAGAACTCGTGAGGGCTTGTGCATACAGAAGAAAGGCTTAGACTATCAGGGGCTGAAAACACTGGTAGAGAAACTGGAGGGCTTATGCTGAGCATCAACGGTCTTCACAACTTCTACTACCTTCCTGAGCTTCACGATATGAGATGCAAGGCTCAGCGTATATGCGAGATAATCCGAGGTCGATACCACCGTGATCCATTGAATGGTGATGTTTACATGTTCATGTCTAAAGACCAGCGCAAGGTTCGTATGATACACTATGAGCGCAATGCCTACTACCTTCATGAGAAGTCTTTCATTAAGGGCTATAAGTTCATGAAAATAGAGCGCAAGAACGATGTGACAGTATATAAAATAGACTGGAAAGACCTGGTCACGATACTTGAAACTCCAGTAATAACGAGTATAAGAATTTAAAGATAAAACTCTGACAATCAGCGATAAAAATTCTCTAAATGTTTGTATATCTCATTGAAAATGAGTATCTTTACATAAAATATTAGAGAACATGGAACTGGAAGAGCTCATAGAAAATACACTCAGACGCAAGCATCTTGAAGAGATGATGAACAGACCCGAAAAGGAGCATACACCCCTTGAAGGTATGGATAATGAGCAGATAAAGAGGTTCGCCCTGTTCCTGTTTGAGGAAAATCAGAGCAAGAGCAAGCAGCTTGACGAAATGATAGCACGGCTTGATGAAATAGGAAAAGACCTGAAGGAGTCCAATAAGAAAATAGACTCCCTTACAAATGCCCTGCTTAAGGCAAACAGCAAGGCTGACAAGGTTGTCCTTGAATACAAGCTCCGCGATAAGGAGTATAAAAAACTTGAGAAAAAGTATAATGCCCTTTTAGAACGTCTTTCCATTATGAATACCCAGACCTATGCCTCTTCCAAAAGTCTCAAAGGTATTGACCGTAAAAGGGTCGTAAAAGGGAAGCATGATGACAAGGATGATTTTGACGGTACTCCTACTGCTCCACCAAGCGAGGTCCCACAGCCGGACTCTTCCGCATCATGCGACACGCAGGATACTCCGAAGGCTTCCCTTTCCAAGGAAAGACCATACAGGAAAGGAATGACATACAATAAGACTTGTGTAGGTACACCGATTATACACAGGTCTGATTATACAATGCTTCCTGAGGGTTCTGTTGTAATATCGTCAAGCTACCGTAAAATAAGAAACATTGTGAGCCATATTGAGGAACATCACTTTGAGGTACTTAAGGTGAAGCATGCCGACGGCAGGATTGAAAGCATGTTCCTTCCTATGAAGGATGACGTCCGGGCAAGCCTTTATGACGAGATAGTACCGGGTACAAGCATTACGGCAAACATGCTCTCGTATCTGATGTTTAACCGCTTCCAGATGTCAACACCGGCATACAGGGAGGCGAAGAACCGTCTGTCGGATATGGACTGGAACACCTCTGTGCAGAACCTGCTGAACTGGGCCGACAAAGGTGCCATGCAGCTCAATAAGCTGATACCTGCCCTCAAGAAGATTGCCCTTCAGGACGGTGCCAACGTGAATGTGGACGAGACATGGCTCCGCTATCACGCATACAATAAGAAACGAAAGACCTATATGTGGTGTCTGGTAAACAGAAAAGCGCGTATAGTCATCTTCTTCTACGAGGATACAACGGATGATGAAGGTGTACAGAAACATGGAGGCAGGAACAGAAATGTGTTGAAGGAGTTCCTTGGTGATGCAAAAATCAAATCACTGCAGAGTGACGGTTATAACGTATATATGT